TCCAGATGCGAGGAAAAGCCAGCGCGACGGCCGAGAGCCTGCAATACGGCATCATGTGCCTTTACTGAGGAAAACCGATGGCCGTCACCGAAGCATTCTCCGGCTCCGAGACGATTAGCACCACCGAATGGTCGCTGACGACGGACACGGCCGGGCCGGACGTCGAGACGACGGCGGGAACCTACGTGCCGTTCCTGGACCTGAGCGCTCTCGCTGACGGCGACCAATACACCTTCCGGGCCTACGAGAAGGTGCTCAGCGGCTCGACCCAGCGGTGTGTCTATTCCTACACCTTCTCGAACGCCCAGGGTGCCGACGACGCGAACTGGGTGGGGCCGCCTCTCCCCTTCCTGCACGGCTGGGACATGACCCTGGTGAAGGTGGCCGGGACCGACCGGAACATCGACTGGTCGATCAGGACACCATGACATGGCGTTGTACCATTACTACGGCTTCCTCCTGGAGCAGCCGACGGGCGGCGCGACCGGCAGTGTCGGCACGATCGCCGGCACGTCGACCTGCGTCGGCGTAGGCGCTTCCAGGGCGGCAGCTGCTGGTACGGTCAACGGAACATCGACCTGCTCGGGCGTCGGACGCTGGAAGGCGGAGGGCGCCGGCAGCATCGCCGGCACATCCGCCGTGGCCGCCGTGGGGCGGTCCAACGCGGCCGGCGCGGGCAGCGCGGCTGGCACCTGCACGGTCCAGGGGCGCGCCGGCTCGCGCGGCAGCATCGCCGGCACCAGCACGGCGGCAGGCGTCGGGCGCTCGAAGTTTGCCGGCGTCGGCTCGATCATCGGCACCTCCACCTGCGTGGGGACCGCCACGACGCCCACAGGCAGCGTCGGCACCATCAACGGCACTTCGACCTGCTCGGGCGCGGGCGCCCAGAAGAACGGCGGCGCGGGCACAGTGGTGGGCACCTCGACCTGCGCAGGCGTCGGACGCTCCAAGGCGGCCTCCGCCGGCAGCTGTTCGGGCACCTCGAACGTGATCGGGCGGTCGCTCTCGGTGAACGACGAGACCGGGCTCGGCGACGGTCTGCCGGGCCTGACCCGCGTCTATGACGGCCACACGCCGCTGCCCGGAACCGGCGTGGCGCTCGGCGACGCTTTTCACATCGTCCTCACGCCGTGATAAGGTGAAGCCATGGCAACGAGCGGCACCTACAACTTCAACCCAAGTTTCGGCGAGCTAGCCGGGCAGGCCTTCCGCCGGCTGCAGATCCCGCGCGCAGCAATAAGTCAGGAACATCTTCTCGACGCCCGCAACGAGGCGTCGCTGATGCTTCTGACCTGGGCGAACAACGGCCCGAACCTTTGGGCAATCGAGGAGCTGACCATCCCTCTGCTGCAGGGCGTCGCGACCTATGACCTGCCGGTCAATCTGGTCGACATGCTCGACACCTGGATCTCGCTCGACAACGGCGACGGCACCACGACCGACCGCCTGATGCAGCCGATCAGCCGCTCCGAGTATGCGGCCTACGGCGCCAAGAGCACGCCCGGTTCGCCCTCGACCTACTGGATGAACAAGGCGGTCATGCCGACCGTCACCATCTTTCCGGTGCCGGTGAACGACGAGTTCACCATGAAGTACTATGGTTTGCGCTGGCAGCAGGACGTGAACCTCGCCAACGCGGAGACGGTGGACGTGCACCGCCTATTCCTGGCGGCCTTCGTGGCGGGCCTCGCGGCAGCCCTGGCGCCGATCTACAAGCCCGAGGCCTACACGGCGCTGAAGGCGATCGCCGACGAGACCTGGGCCACCGCAGCGGCCGAGAACACCGAAACGGCCGGCTTCTACATCGCACCCTCGATCGGAGGCTACTACCGGCCATGAGACCGCACGGGCGCGCACAAGTCAGCTCGACCAACCCGCGCGCCTTCGGCTGCTGCGATAGGTGCAACTTTTGGTACAATCGAGACCGGCTTAACATGCAGTACGAGTGGGGCGGCCGCGAGCTGATCTCGCTCGGCGTCTACGTCTGCCCGATGTGCACGGACGATCCGAACCCGCAGTTGCGCTCGATCATCCTGCCGCCCGACCCGGTCCCGGTCTACCAGCCGCGCATCGATCAGAACCTGATCCCGATCGACGACATCCGCGTCACCGAGGACGGCGACATCCGCGTCACGGAGGAGGACGACATCCGCGTCCCGGAGGGCGAGCCCACATGAGCTACAAGGCCATTACCGACCTCTCGCCGATCGTCAACGTGGCGGGCAGCGCGGAGGTCGAGATCGCGCAGACGGGCTCGTCCTATCGCGCCACGATCCTGCAGCTGAAGCCGGCGATGGCCCTGGTCGTCTCCGACATCGGCGGCGTGACGGCGTTCGGGCAGACCGTGCTCACGGCCTCCACCATCTCGAACATTCTCGACAACGTCACCACGACGCCCGGCTCGGTGATCTACCGGGGCGCCGTGACCTGGGCCGGCCTTGGACCCGGCACGCCGGGGCAGGTGCTGCAGACCAACGGCTCGGTCGTGCAGTGGGCCTCGGTGGGCGGCGTCGGCACCGTCACCTCGATCACCTTCGGCACCGGCCTGACCGGCGGCACCGTGACCGGCATCGGCAACGTCGCCTTCGACACCGCCTGGGGCGACGCCCGCTACATCTCGACGACCGGCGCCACCATGACCGGCTTGTTCATCACGGTCGCCTCGGCGTCCGGTGGCGCAGGCCTGCGCTTGCCGCACGGCGCCGCGCCCTCGGCGCCGACCAATGGCGACATGTGGACGACCACCGCCGGTCTGTTCGTGCGCATCAACGGCGTCACGGTCGGCTATGTCGGCGACACCCGCACGATCTCGACCACGGCGCCGCTCGCGGGCGGCGGCAACCTGTCGGCCGACCGCACCCTTTCGATCAACACGAACGGCATCACCTACGCCTTGTTCCAGCAGGTGGCCGCATCGTCCCTGGTTGGAAACCCGACCGGCGCGCTCGCCAACGCCCAGGGCATCACCCTCGGCGCGACGCTGACCTTCTCGGGCTCCGCGCTGCGCACCACCGCGCTGACCGGCGACGTCACGGCGGCCGCGAACAGCTTCGCCACCACGATCGCCAACAACGCCGTCACCTACGCGAAATTCCAGCAGGTCACGGCGGCGCGCCTCTTGGGCAATCCGACCGGCGGCGCCGCGAACGCGTCGGAGATCTCGCTCGGCGCGACGCTCGCCTTCTCGGGCTCGGCACTGCAGACGGCCGCGCACACGGGCGACGTCACGAGCGCGGCGAACAGCTTCGCCCTGACCATCGCCAACAGCGCCGTCACCTTCGCCAAGATGGCCAACCTCGCGGCCACCTCGCTGGTCGGCAACGCGACCGGCGGCTCCGCCGTGGCGACCGCGATCACGCTCGGCGCGACCCTCTCCTTCGTGGGCACCGCGATCCAGACCGCCGCGCACACGGGCGACGTCACGTCGAGCGCGAACAGCTTCTCGATGACCCTGGCGAATGCCGTCGTCACCTACGCCAAGATGGCCTCGTCGGCGATCGCCAGCGTGTCCGAGCACCGCGCCGCGACCGCCTCGAAGCTCCTGGACAGCGCCACCGCCTGGGGCGCGGCCGCTGAGGTGGCCCTGACCGACGCGGCCACGATCGCGGTCGACATGAGCACCGGCTGGAATTTCGCCGTCACGCTCGGCGGCAACCGCACGCTCGGCGCGCCGACCAACACCAAGGTCGGCCAGAGCGGCTATATCCGCATCCTCCAGGACGCGGGCGCGCCGCGCACGCTCGCCTACAATGCCGTCTGGAAATTCCCCGGCGGCACCGCGCCCGTTCTGAGCACGGTCAACGGCAAGATCGATTACCTCTTCTACACGGTGCGTTCGTCGACCGAGATCGTCGCCTTCGTCCAGCTTGACGTTAGGTAAGCGCCATGATGTGCGGCATGAATGTGGCACCCTGCAAGGCCAACGTCACCCCGGCGGTCTACACCTTCTCGGGTGCGGTCAGCGGCAACTTTACCGTGCCTCCGCACAACGCCATCAAGGTCGAGAGCTACGGCTGCGGGGGCGAGGGTGGCGGCGTCTCGGCCAACGGCAACCTCGGCTCGACCAACACGACCTGGGGAGGCCTGCACGCGGCCGGGCGCGGCGGCGTCGGCGTCAATGCCGGCGGCACCCAGGCAGGCGGCACGGGCGGCACGGCCTCGGGCGGCAACGACAACAACACCGCCGGCACGACAGGCAACTCGGGCGCGGCAGCGCGCGGCGGCTTCGGAGGCGGCTGCGCCGGCCCGCAGGGCGGCGCCAACACAGTCAACACCACCGGCAACAGCCAACCGGGCGCGGCCGGCAACAGCTTCGGCGGAGGCGGCGCGGGCTCGACCGACGGCACCGGGAACGGTGGCGGCGGCGGAGGCGGCGGCGGCTACTGTCGCTCGATCTGGGCAAACACCCAGTACGCACCCGGCCAGTCGGTCGCCTACGCGTCCGGCTCCGGCGGCTCGGGCGCCTCGAACGCCGGCAACGGTGCCGACGGCGCGACCGTCATCACCATCACCTAGGAGGGGTCAGTGGACTACAACGACTACCTGACCCGCGTCGCCACCACGATGGTGCAGAGCGACACTGCCGATCCCGACTGGCTGAGCATGCTCTCGGCCTCGATCGACTATGCCGAGAAGCGGATCTACCGCGAGCTGGACTTGCTCGACACCCTGGTCGCCGACACGTCGCTGTCGACCACGGCGAACAACCGGCTCCTGCCGATCGGCAACGCGACCCTCGGCCGCTTCGTGAAGCTCGCCTCGGTCAACGCGGTCACCCCCACGGGCGTGCAGACGGTCGACGACGGCACCCGCGTACCCCTTAGCCCAGTGTCGAAGGAGTGGCTGAACGCGGTCTACCCCAGCTCGCTGCAGAACGGTGTGCCGGCCTACTATGCCCTGATCGACAGTCAGACGCTGATCCTCGGCCCGTGGCCGGATCAGGCCTACAAGATGGAGCTGATCGGCAACATCCGCCCGGTGCCGCTCTCCTCGCAGAACAGCGAGACCATCCTCAGCCTCTACTTCCCCGACTTGATGTTCGCCGCCGGCATGATCCATGTGTCCGGCTTCATGCGCAATTTCGGCTCCCAGGCGGACAACCCGCAGATGGCCATGTCCTGGGAGACGGTCTACGAAAAGCTGAAGGAGGGCGCCTCGATCGAGGAGGCCAAGAAGGCCCTGGGAGCCGCCGCCTGATGCCCACCGGAGCCGTCCGCCTCAAGCCGGGCATCAACGTCGAGCAGACCCTGGCGCTCAACACCGCCGGCTGGAGCAGCTCGGCCTACGTGCGCTTCCGCGACGGCCTGCCGGAGAAGCTCGGCGGCTGGTCGCGATACTACCCGGTCTCGGTTGGCGACACCGTGCGGGCGCTGCACCCGTGGCAGGACATCAACAGCGCCAAGCGGCTCGCCGTCGGCGCGCTGACGTCTCTGCAATACATCCAGGACGGCTCGCTGCGCGACATCACGCCGCTCGGCCGGTTCGCGATCGTCACGGTCGACGTCTCGACCACGATCGGTTCCTCCCTGGTCGACATCGTCGACACCGGGTGCCTGATGACGACCTACGACACCGTCGAGATCCAGACACCGCTTATCGTCGGCGGCCTCTCGATCTATGGGGTGTTCCCGATCACGGCCGCTCTTTCGAACGATCGGTACCAAATCGACGTGGGTGTCCTGGCGACCTCGACCGTCGTCTCGGGCGGCGTCGTCCCGGAGTTCAACACCACCTCGGGCTCGGCGATCGTCACCGTCGACTGGGTCGGCCACGGCTTCAGCGTCGGCGCCACGGTGCCTTTCATCCACTCGACCACCTCGGTCGGCGGCGTCGAGATCCAGGGCCTCTACACGGTCCTCTCGGTGCCCACCGCCGACAGCTTCACGATTTCGGTGTCGTCGCAGGCGACCTCGACCACGTCCGGCTTCATGAACAACGGGGACGCCGCCTACAGCTATTTCGTCACGCGCGGCCCGCAGGCGGCCGGCATCGGCTACGGGGGCGGCGGTTACGGTTCAGGCGGCTACGGCACCGGCACGGCCGTCTCGGGCGGCAACGGCACGCCCATCACCGCGACCGACTGGACCCTCGACAACTGGGGCTCGGACCTGCTCGCGTGCCCCCAGGGCGGCGCCATCTACGTCTGGTCGCCCCTGCAGAACTTCGCCACGGCGACCCTCCTGCCCAACTGCCCTGTGCACAACACCGGCATGTTCGTCGCCATGCCCCAGCGCCAGATCATCGCCTACGGCGCCGAGGAGCTGGGCGAGCCCGACCCGCTCCTGGTGCGCTGGTGCGACGTGTCCGACTACACCGTCTGGACGGGCTCGGCGATCAACGAGGCGGGCAAGTATCGCATCCCGAGGGGCTCGAAGATCGTCGGCGGCATGCAGGTCTCGCAGCAGAGCATCCTGTGGACCGACCTGGGCGTCTGGTCGATGCAGTACATCGGCCTGGAGAACGGCGTGTACGGTTTCAACGAGGTCGGCAAGGATTGCGGCCTCATCTCGCAGAAGGCCGCCACGTCGTCGGGCAACATCATCGCCTGGATGGGCCAGAACGGCTTCTACATGATGACCAGCAACGGCGTCGAGACGATCGATTGCCCGATCTGGGACGTGGTGTTTCAGAACATAAACCGCAGTTACGTCGACAATATCCGCGCCGGTTCGAACGCCGACTTCTCGGAGCTGTGGTGGTTCTATCCGTCGGTGAACTCCACCTCCGGCGAGAACGACAGTTACGTCAAAGTCCAGGTGCGCAACAATGCCTGGGACTTCGGTCTCATTGGCCGCTCCGCGTGGGCCGACAAGTCGGTTCTCGGCCAGCCGCTCGCCGCCTTCAACGGCATCATCTACCAGCACGAGAGCGGCCGGAACGACGACACCAGCGCAATGAACGCGGTGATCAGGTCAGGCTGGTTCGCGCTTGACGAGGGTGCCAACAAGATCACGGTGGACCTCATCTGGCCGGACTTCAAATTTGCGGCGTATGATGGTAGTTCTTCGGGCGCCGTGTATCTGACCTTCTACCTGTCCGACTACCCGGAAGGGCCGGTCAGTGTCTTTGGTCCGATCCGCGTAGACAACGCGACGCAATATATTAACAAGAGAATGCGGGGTAGACTGATGTCGATCCAGATCAGCTCGAACGACCTGAACACGTTCTGGCGCCTGGGCAACATCCGCTACCGTTACGCCATCGACGGAGCCCGCTGATGCGCGAGCGCACCCGCACGGTGATCATGGGCGACGACGCGCCCAACCCGTTTGACATCGCGGACCCGTCGACGACCGCCACCGCCGTGACGTCGATGCAGCAGCTCGTGAGCGCGATCGGCAAGCTGACCGCCGCCGTCAAGAACGTCAGCTTCCAGTCGACCGGCGTCACCAGCTCCGCCACGGCCGGCGCCGCGACGCTGCCGGCCAACCCCGTGGGGTTCCTCACCATCACGCTGCCCTCGGGCGAGCCGGCGAAGGTGCCCTACTATGATCCATGACCGCGCGCTCGACCGCGCCATGAAGCTCGCCTCGGGCGGCAACGCAGCGAACAACAATGAGATGTTCGAGCGCGTGTCGCCCTACACGGTGGGGTACATCCACTCGAAGGTGCCCGGTCGCACCGACAAGCTGCCGACCACGGTCCCGAGCGGCGCCTACGTGATCCCGGCCGACGTCGTCAGCGGGTTCGGCGAGGGCAACTCCATGGCCGGCGCGCACTTCCTGGAGAAGCTGTTTCACTCCGGCCCCTACGGCGTCCCGCACCGCGCGCAGGGCGGGCGCCTCAACGGCGACCATCCGCCGACGCCGGTCATCCTGGCCGGCGGCGAGTTCGTGATCGCCCCGGAGGCGGTCAAGAAGATCGGCGGGGGCGACATCGACAAAGGCCACGAGGTGCTCGACCGCTTGGTCGTGCGCCAGCGCAAGAAGCTGATCGGGACGCTCTCGAAACTGCCAGGACCGAAGAAGACATGACCCAGCCCTCCGTTGTTCGCCTCGCCACGATCGACGACTGCCAGGACATCCTGGCGCTCTGCCATATGCTGTTCGAGGAGAACGGTTTCGCGAGCCTGAACGAGCACAAGGTGATGATGACGATCGCCCAGGGCGTCACGCTCGACGGCGGCATGATCGGCGTGATCGGCGCGCCCGGCCGCCTGGAGGGCGTCATCTCGCTCAGCTTCGACGGGCTCTGGTACACCGACGACATCCATTTGAGTGAGCGCTACAACTTCGTCCACCCGGAGCACCGCAAGAGCGGCCACGCGAAGGCCTTGATCGAGTTCGCCAAGCGCTCCGCGCGCGAGCTGGGCGTGCCGCTCATCATCGGCGTGATCTCGAACGAACGCACCGAGGCGAAGGTCCGCCTCTACCGGCGCCAGCTGGCCGAACCGGCCGGCGCCTTCTTCATCTACGGCCAGGGAGGGAAGGCGCGCGCTGCGGCCACCGCACCGGAAGCCCAGGCGGCAGTGGCCGCGTAAGGAGCTACGGGAATGTGCAAGGGTTCGAGCCAGTCCACGACCAACCAGAAGCCGGATCCCCGCGCGATGCGGGCGTATCTCAACGTCTTCAGGAAGGCGCAGAAGGCAGCCGCCGAACCCTATCAGGCCTACGAGCGCGAGCTGGTGGCGGATCCGACCGCCGACATGAACGCCGCCTACGCTTCGATCAGGGGCCTGCAGGGCGCCTACCAGCCGGCCTTCGACAAGGCGACGGCGATGTTCGATCGCGCTGGCCAGCCGATCACCCCGATGGCGTTCTCGAAGGCCGCCGTCGACCAATACATGGATCCCTACCTCTCGAACGTGGTCGACACGACCGCCGCGAATATCGCGCGCGAGAACGCGATCGCGCAGCGTCGCCTGCAGGGCAACGCGATCTCGCGCGGCGCGTTCGGCGGCGATCGCTCGGGCGTCGCGGCGGCCGAGCTGGAGCGCAGCCAGGGCCTCGCCCGCAACCAGACCATGGCCGAGCTGATGAGCAAGGGCTACGGTCAGGCGCTCGGAATGTTCAACACGCAACAAGGGGTTGACCTCAACGCGCAGCAGCAGAACGTCGCCAACGCGCTCGCCGCCGGGCAGAACTGGTACAACTTCGGCCAGGGGCAGGTGCAGACCGGCCTCGGCGTCGCGAACGCCCAGCTCCAGGCCGGCCAACTCCAGCAGCAGCAGCGCCAGAACGAACTGAACTCGCTGTATCAGCAGTGGCAGAACCGCAAGGCCTACCCGTTCCAGAGCATCGGGTGGCTCGGCAACATCGTGTCCGGCGTCGGCAACAACACGGGCGGCACCTCGACCACCACGCAGGCGCCGCCGTCGCTGTTCTCGGGCCTCGTCGGCCTGGGCACGGCGGGCCTCGGCGCGATCTCGGATCGCCGCATGAAGACCGGCGTGGCGCGTGTCGGACGCACCGATGACGGCCAGCCGATCTATCGGTTTCGCTACAAGGGCGACCCGAGCGGCGTCGCCCACATGGGCCTGATGGCCCAGGAGGTCGAGAAGAAGCATCCGGGCGCCGTGCAGGAAGACGCCTACGGCGTCAAGCACGTCGACTACGATCGCGCGACCGGCAAGGCGGCGGGTGGCGGCGTCGCGCCGGCCGGCGCCATGAGCCCCTACGCGAGCGACTACATCGGCCTCGACCCGTTCGGCACCCGCAAGGACGATTTCATCGTGCGCGTGCCGGGCCTCGCGCTCGGCGGCGCCGTCGAAGACGAGCCCTATTCGTCCGGCCTCGGCTATGTGCCGAAGCCGAAGTCGATCGGCGGGGGCGGCAAGTGGGGCATCAACGCCCCGCCGCCGGAGAAGAAAGAAGGCCTGATGGGCCTGGGCGTGTCGACCAAGGAGCTGACCGACCTGGGCGTGGCGGCGAAGTCGGCGGCGCCCAAGATCAAGGGCATCCTCGGCCTGGAGCCGCCGAAGCCGCCGATCGCGCCGGAAGGCCAGGGCGGCATCGGCTCGATGGCGCGCGGCGGCCGCACGCGCGACGCGCGCGGCGTCTCGAAGGCGGCATTCTCGACGCGCAGCGACGGTTCGAACCCCGGCAACGAGTGGGGCGCCGGAGGGACCGACAACGGTCAGGGCCAGACCTATACCGAACATCCGGGCTACAACAACCCGCTCGCGGACAACCCCAACGGCGGCATCATGGACGGCTGGGGCGTCGGCATGGCCGACAGTGGCATGAACTCGACCGGGTACGTTCCGGGGATGGATCAGCCTTCCCTGGTCTCGCTCGGCTCGAACACCCAGGGCCTGCCCGGCCCGCCGGTCGGCCGCACCTATGGCTGGAACAGCCAGATCGCCTCGCGCTACACCGGCACGGGCGGCCCCGCTGGGCCGGCGGTCGGCGGGCGTCGAGGCTTGCTCGGTGGCACGGCCCTCGGCGGTGTTCCGGGAGCTGCGCCCGCACCGGGCGGCGTCATGGGCGGAGGCGGCTTCAGCTACAGCGGACCCATGTCCGACGCCGGATATGGCAGCGTTGCTGACCCGAATAACTACGGCGGCTTCGCGGGCCACGGCTACGGCACCCACGATTATGGGATCGGCGCCCAGGCGGCAGGCTTCGCCGGGGGTGACAACTACGGCCTGTCCGACTTCTCGGGCAACTCGCCGTCGAGCAACGGCCCGTCCTCGGGCGGCAGCTCGGGCGGCTACAGCGGCGCCGGCACGGGCGGCTTCGGCGGGGCTGACGGCTTCGAGAGCCGCGCCCGTGGCGGCCGCGCGCAGCAGGCCGCGCCCATGGCCATGATGCCGCCCGGCGCTCAGGCCCCGGCTCCCGGCTTCACCGTCGTCAACCAGCGGCGCACCGCGCCTGCGCGGGCTCTCGGCGCGACCACGCGCTCGGCCGCCGTGGAGGGACCGGGCGGCCAGGGTGGATGGGATCCGGCCGGCAACCCGGTCGATCCTGGGTTCAACTCGGGCGGCACCTTCGACGGCCGCACTCCCACCGGCCCGAACATCTACGAGGGTGACGGCGTGTTCGGTGGCACGCTGCGCGACGACGGCGGCTGGCTCGATATCGGTGGGTGGCAGAACGCGGGCGACTATCTGCGCGGTCAACTCCCCGAGGATCCGAACGGCTTCCAGGGCGTGAATTTCGACATGGCTCCAGACTTCAGCTCGCAGCCGATGGCGAGCCGGGGCTGGAGCGCGTTCGGCCCGAACGGATTGCAGCCGGGCGCGATGGGGCCGGCGCCCAACCCGCACCCGCTCGGCTACAGCTACAGCCCGTCGTCCACGGCCGGCGGCTCTTCGGGCAGCTATGGCGGTTTCTCGGGCAGCGCCGATGCGCCGGGCACGTCCGCCGGCACTGGCTCGTTCGGCTCCGCCGACGGCTATGACAGCCGGGCGCGCGGTGGCGGCGTCTCGGCGATGGCGTTCGCGCGCGGTGGCGCCCGGCGGCCGCCGGCTCCGGCATTGCGCTCATCTGCGAAAAGCGATCCGTCCGGCGACGCGTTCAACGACGCGGGCGGCTACGGCGGCTTGGGCTCTGAGGCGCCTCCCGGTCGCCCCGGTTACGAGATGCTTAGTGGCGACAGCTTTGTCGACATGGGCAACAAGTGGACCGGATACGGCGACGGAACGACAAACATCTACGGGCAGCCACTGGGCATTCAGACCGGCTTCAACCAGCCGCCGGTTCCTGGACAGGTTCCCATTCGAACGTCTGACGTGACGATCACCACCAAAGGGCCGCCGGCTCCTCCTGGCGTCACTGTGCGCCCGGCGGGAGGCGGCAAACCTGTTACGGTTCCGGGCGCAGTCGTGCCGGGCGGAGCGGGGCCGGCACCTGGAGGGTCTGCCCCCGCCGGGTACTCGGGCAACTATTCGGATGCCGGCTACGGCAGCGTGGCGGACCCGAACAACTATGGCGGCTACGCCGGCCACGGGTACGGCACCCACGACTACGGCGTCGGCGCCCAGATGACCGGCTTCACCGGGGCCGATAACTTCGGCTTCACAGATTTCAACGGCAGCGAGCCCGGCTCGAACGGCCCGTCCTCGGGCGGGTCGAGCGGCGGCTACTCGGGCGCCGGCTCGGGCGGCTTCGGCGGGGCCGACGGGTTCGAAAGCCGCGCTCGGGGTGGCGGTGTCGGCCCGGCGAGCATGCGCTTCGCAACCGGCGGCGTGCCCATGTCCGCCATGATGTCGGAGGAAGAGGCGCGCGCCATCCTGGCGAAGGAGCGAGCGGGCGAAGAGGCCGACGCGGCGCGCTTCATCGCCCAGGGCAAGGCTACCGGCGATGTCGACCCGGTGACCGGCCTCATGCCGAAGACGCTGCGCCGCGACCCGGCGCAGGAGCGCCCGATCCCCGGCTCGCGCCGGGCGATCCCGATGACCGAAGAACCTGACATGCCCGCGCCCAAGGCGGGCGTGGCCGCCATTGCGCGCGCGGCCGGCGAGCCTGCCGGCGTCGCAGCTGTGGCCAAGCCGGAGCCGAAAGGCGGCATCGAAGGCCTCGCGGCCAGGATCAAGAACACGTTCACGGGCGAGGGCGAAGGCTTCTCGCCGGAGACGCGCGCGGCCCTGATGGCGGCCGGGTTCGGGATCATGGCCGGCGGCAGCCGCAACCCGTTCATGAACATCGGCGCGGGCGGCCTCAAGGGCGTCGAGCAGTACAATGTCGGCATAACCCAGGGGCAGAACACGCGCCGCCTGGATCAGGCCGCCACGCAGCTCGCGCAAGACCTGCTCCGTATCCAGAACGAGACCAAGCTGGCGGACGCCGAGGTCGATGTCTCGCGCCGCGTCGGCATCGATCCGAAACTCATCCTCGGCGCCGGCAACGTGCCGAAGACGGTGGTCATGGGCGCCAACGCCCTGCCGGACGGCACTGCCGTGACCCGCCCGGTGACGCCCGCGCCGGGTGGAGGCGCGGCCGTCACGCCCGGTGGAGCGGCCGTGGACGCCGGCAAGAAGACGATCGAGGAGGTGCTCAACAGCACCGCCGACGCCGGCCCGCGTCCGATCAACGAGGTGGTCAAGGCCGACGCGCTGGCGGATCCGGGCAACGGCGTCGCATGGGTCGAGCCGCTGCAGCGCCGCTACGAAGCGCGCAGCGCTCCGGTCATCGAGCGCACCCAGACCGGCGCCCGCGCGGCCCAGGCGAACGTGCAGCGCCTGAAGACCCTGGAGCACGTCATCGACGCGGCGCCGAAGTCGGGCCTGTTCGCGCCCGGCGCCACCGCCGACGCGCGCACTGCGTTCGGAGGCGCGCTCCTCGACGCGGCCACGGTGGCCGGCATCTCGCCGTCCAAGACCGCCGGCCTGTCGCGCGACGTGGGCAACGCCCAGGAGTGGAACAAGACCGTGCGCACCATGGCCGCCGAGATCGCGGCTGCGGGCGGCCAGGAGAGCTACGGCGCGCTGCAGTCGTCGCTCGAAACCGTGCCGTCGCAGATGCTCGCGACGGTCGGCAGCCGGCGCATCCTGGAAGGCCTGAAGGCGATCAACCAGCGCCAGCTGGACAAGGCGTCGTTCATGGAGAGCTGGCAGCGCCAGAACCCCGGCGTGCCTCTCGACACGGCGGAGAAGGCCTTCGACGTGCGCTACCCGCCCGACCTCTACGCCACGCGCGCGATCGCACTGTCGATCCCGAAGGACAAGGTGAACGCGTTCCTGCGCGACGACCACCCGCAGGCGGCCGCCGATTTCGACGCCGCCTTCGGCAAAGGCTCGGCCGCCGCCGTCAAGCGCTTCAAGTGGGGTGAGTGATGGCTGAAGCTCGCCCCAACCCGTACCTGCAGGAGGACGCGCCCGAGCAGGGTCCGCCGGCCGCGCCGCCGCGCGAGAACCCGTACCTGCAGAGCGAAGTGCCGGTGTCGCCGCACCCCGGCATACTCGCCAACGACCCGAAGGACGGTGACTGGACCGATGTCGGCAAGAACATCGCCACGGGCGCCGTGAAGGGCGGGTTCGGCATGGACACGGTGATCGACTACTTCACGCCGCTAGGTGGCGCGAAGAAGCTCGCCGGCATCGGTGCGCAGATCGCCGAGAAGGAAGGATACATCAAGCCCGAGACACGCGACGCCATCCTCGACAAGACCGAGCAGGCAGGCGTCCCAGGGCTCAACGCCGAGACCGCACTGCGCACGACCGGCGAGTATGTGCCGGAGACGGCGGAGGGCCGGATCGGGCAAGCTGCGGTCGCCAACGCCGTCGGAGGCATCGGCCCCGGCGGTCTCGGTCGCATGGCAGTGGACGCCGGCATCGGCGCAGTCTCGGGCGCCGTCGGTGCCGGAGCGCGCGAGGTGGGCGAAGCGACAGGCATCAAGAACCCGATCGCGCTGGGAGCGCTCGATGTCGCCGGCAACCTGGGCACCGCCGTGGGGCTGCACGGCGTCGCGCGCACGGCCGCCAAGGTCGGCGACGAGATCGCGCAGAACCGCTACCGCAAGACGGAAGCCGGCCAGGACGCCATCGTGGGCGAGCGGCTGCGCTCGAACCTCAGCGAGGGCGCCGATGCCGAAGAGGTGGCGAAGCGCCTGGACATGCCCGACTACGTGCCGGGCTCGACGCGTGTGACCGGCGAGAAGTCGGGCGACGCCGGTCTCGCCGAACTCGATCGCGAGCTGACCACGCGCGACGCCGACTATCGTGGCAACTGGCTGGAGCGGCGCAACGCCAACGACGAAGCCCGCCTGGAGTATGCCCAGGGGCTCGCCAAGGGCGACCCGCTCGCGGTGCAGCGCACCGTGAAGCAGACCTTCGACGACCTCGACAACGCGGCCGGCGAGATCGTCGACAGCTACCGCACGAGCGCGGACGATCTGGCCGCTGGCCTCGGCCAAGGCCGCCGGGCGGAAGACGTCGGCCCCGACATGCGCGAGCTGCTGGAGACCCGGCACAAGACCGCGCGCGAGGCCGCCAGCCGGATCTACCGGGCACTCGAAGCGCGCGGGCGCTCGATGGAGGTGGCGCCCCTGAAGCAGGGTTGGGCCGCCACCTACAGGAGGTTGACATCGGAAGATCGCGCGGGGATTATTCCCGCCGAGCGGACGATCGGCAAATTCATCAGCGGCTACGGCGACGTCGTGCCCTTCAACCGGGTGCGGTCGCTCGACAAGCTGATCACCGACGCCATGGCGACGGAGCGCAACGCGAACGGCAAGTCGGCCGCGTGGGGGCGCCTGTCGCTGCTGAAGGGTTCGTTGAACGACGCCCTCAGCTCGGCCGCTCTGTCCCAGGCCGAACGCGACGCCCAGGCGGTGGCGCGCGGCCAGCTGAAGGAGCAGGACAGCCTTGCCGCAATCCTTCGAGGATTGGAGACGGACATCGGCGCCGAAGTGGCTGCCGGACGAAGCGCGTCAGGGGCTGCAGACGTTGCTGGACAAGCACGGGCTGTCGATGGGGTGGGTGCTGGCGATGGCGCAGCGGGCACTGCGGGAGCAGGACTGGCCGCGCCTGCACCTGTTCGATATCTACCTGCAGCAGATCGGAAGGTCAGACCTAGCCCTCCAGATCCTCCGTCCGCCACCTTCACCGACACCGACCGCGCCGATCTCCGCCGCGCCAATACGGGGTGGGCATCTCAGGCTCGTACATTCGGCAAGGGATCGGTAGGGCAGGTTCTCGCCACCGACGGCCGGGGCGACTTCAAGCTCAACGCCAGTGCGGCCCCGTCGCGGTTCTTCCGAGCCGGCGAACAGGGCGGCGACGCCATGCGCCAGTACACGGAAGCCGCCGGCCCTCGCGGCGCCGCGCTCGCGCAGGACTATGCCGTCGAGCGCATGCTCAATGCGGCTGCCGACACGCGAAACGGCCGGATCGACCCGAAGAAGCTCGCCAGCTTTACCAAGGCACACCGGGCCGCGCTCGACACCATGCCCGAGTTGCGCGACCGAATGACCTCGGTCGAGAACGCCGAACGCCTGTTCGACGACGCCGCCAGGGCGCGCAAGGACGCCGCCGACGCCCACCGGGCGACGCTCGCCGGCAAGCTCATGGGCGTCGAGGATCCCAGCGAGATGAGCCGCAAGATCGGCACGGTGCTCCAGAGCGCCGAGGGGCCGAAGCAGATGCGCACCCTCATGGCCGAGGTGCGCAAGTCGCCGGAGGCGCTGGAAGGTGCCCAGAAGGCGGTGATCGACCACATGCTGGCGACCAGCGACCTGAAGGGCCAGAGCTTCGTCAACTACCTGAAGAAGCACCGGGACGCCCTCGCCGAGGTGCTCACGCCGGAACAGCTGCAGGGCATCGAGCGGATCGCGGCCGACATCGGCGCGAAGCAGCGCTCGACCGGCAAGCAGACCGCCGTGCCCGGCCGTTCGACCACGGCGATCGACCTCGTGCGAGACATGCTGACCCAGGGTGCGAGCCGTCCCATGGCACCGGCAGAGGCGGCCGACGCGGCTGTCGCCAATGCGCCGCTCTTCGTGGGCCTCAACCCAAAGGCCGCCATCGGCATCGGCGCGGCGGCCGGCGCGGCCGCCAAGGTGCAGAACATCATCTGGAACTTCCGTAACGCCGGGCTCGACGACATCAACCGCATCACCCGGCAGGCGATGCTCGATCCGAAACTGGCCGCCATCCTGCTGCGCGAACAGCCGCCGCGCATGACCAAGACGTGGATGGATCATCTGCAGCGTGATCTGGCCAACAGACTGACGAGGCACGCCGTCTTCGCAGCCACGGGTGACAAAGCGGAACGTTTCGAACCGAAGGAAAAAGAGTAATGGCCTCGACGTACACGTCCAACAAGCGGTACGAGAAGCAGGGAACCGGCGACAACGTCGGAACCTGGGGGCCGTTTCTCAACGCCAACTTCGATCTGATCGACCAGAACTTCGGTGGAACGCTGTCGCTCGCGCTGACCAATATCGACGTGAACATCTCTCAACCGCAGCAGGAGAACGTCCGCCAGCTGCTGACCGGCGTGCTGAGCGGCAACGTCAACCTGATCCTGGCGAACGGCTACTCCGGCTCCTTCATAATCGACAACCGCACCACCGGTTCGTTCTCGGTCAACATCCTGACCGACGCAGTCGGCTCGACCGGGGTTAACTGCGCCCAGGGGTTCCGCACCTTCGTGTTCTGCGACGGCACCCATGTCGTCTACGCGAACAACGCGCCGGGCTCGGCCACGGCCGCCGCCACCAGCTTGACGCCGACCGGCTACGTCACCGCCACCGACCTGCAGGCCGCGATCGCGCAGATCGCCTCGCGCAACCCGGTGGGCACGATCATCGACGCCGCCGGCACCACGGCGCCGGCCGGCTCGCTCGCCTGCGACGGCTCGGCGGTGAGCCGCGTCACCTACGCGTCGCTGTTCGCCTATCTCGTCACGGCGCCCGGCTATGCCGCGACCACCTGCACGTTCGGGTTCATCGGCTCGCCCACGATCATCAACAAGACGGCGCACGGTTTCGTGGGCGGCGAGCGACTGCGCTTCTCCACCTCCGGCTCGCTGCCGACCGGGATGAACACCTCGACCGACTACTTCGTCGAGGTGATCGACGCCAACTCCTTCTGGCTCCAGACCAGCCAAGCGACGACAGGTTCCGGTACCCGGCTCGTGACCAGCGGCGCGGCCTCGGGCGTGACCCAGTACACGCAGTCCCTGTGGGGCCTGGGCGACGGCAGCACGACCTTCAACGTGCCCGACCTGCGCGGCGTCTTCTCTCGCGGCAAGGACGGCGGGCGCGGACTGTCGCTGGTCGACTATCAGGTCGGCGTGCGGCTCGCCGATGCGTTCGCGGCGCACACCCATACCGGCACGACCAATACCGACGGCGCGCACACGCACGACGTCAAGTACAACTCCCGCACCGACGTCGCCACGACCGGCGGCGGCACCGCCGTGCAGAACATCTCGGCGGGCGGATCTTCGACCGGCGCCAACGCCGCGATCAGCTCGGGCTCGACCCACAGCCACGCCTTCACCACCGACAGCACAGGCACTGGCGCCGAGACCGTGCCGAAGCACGCTATCCTCCTGAAATGTATCGTCTACTGAGGGCATCATGAGCGCATTGCCGGAACGGTTCGCATTCCTGGCCGAGGAGCCCGGCCCGCGCATGCTGCGCGAGGCCCTGCCGCTGCTCGGCACCGTCGAAACGCCCGGCAAGGGCAACAACCCGACCATCATGGCCTGGGCCGCCGAGGTGGGCCTGAAGGAGGCTTACTCCGAGGACAGCATCCCCTGGTGCGGGCTCTTCATGGCGCTGATCGCGAAGCGCGCCGACAAGCCGATCGTGAAGGGGCCGCTGTGGGCCTTGAACTGGCTCAACTTCGGCGTGTCAGTGCCCCGGCCAAGCTTAGGCGACGTCATCGTCGTGCAGCGCGAAGGCGGCGGCCATGTCACTCTGTATGTTGCAGAAGATGAGAAGAACTACTATGGTCTCGGCGGCAACCAGAGCGACATGGTGAGCATCGCGCCGATCGCAAAGAACCGTAAACCCTGGTTCCGCCGCCCGAAATACATAAACCAGCCTGCGAATGTTCGACCAATTATTCTTGGCGGTTCGCTAACACAGCCTACCGGAAAGGAAAGCTGACATGGATTGGGCAGTTATCGGGGCGTTCATTCGCCAGATCCTGACGATCGCCGGAACCTGGGCAGTCAGCAAGGGCTGGCTCGACGGGGGCATGGCGGAGCAGCTGACGGGCGCGGTTCTCGTGCTCGGATCCTTCGTCTGGTCGTTCGTCCAGAAGAAGGGCGCGCAGACGGCCCTCACCAAGGCCGAGGTCTCTCCGGCGCAGCCGCCGACGACCAAGCTCCCTGCTTGACGCGGTGGAGTGGGTCAAGCTGATCCTGGCGCTTCTGGGCGTCGTATCGATGATCAACCGATGGGCGAACCGCTCGAAGTTGGCGTCGGACGCCCAGGCGCAGCTCGTCGCGAAAGCCCTGGAGGCCGCCAATGTCACGATCCACACCGCGCAGGAGGCTCGCCGCCGGCAGCTTGAGCGTGATGCTGATCCTGCCCGGCTGCGTGACGACGACGGATACAAACGCCGTGACGATCTCTAACGCGCAGGTCAACGTCGCATGCCAAAGCTTCAGGCCGCTGTCGTGGTCGTCGAAAGATACGGATCAGACGATCCGAGAAGCGAAAGCGCACAACGCCGTTTGGGTAGCGATCTGTCAAGGCCCTGGAGCACCCTGATGGCACCGAGGCCCGGTATTGATGATGGTCACCGATCCATACTTCAAGACATCGCCAAAGAAGCGGCCAAAAGCACCATCCAAGAATTTTTCTTTTCCCTGGGTTATGATTTGGAAGAGGCGGAAGATCGCAAAAACCTCATTGCAGATCTTAGCTTTTTGCGTAAACAACGCGAAACCTACTCTGATCTTGGTTCGCATATCCTCAAGGTGATCGCCGGCCTGATCGCGATCGCCTCGGCGACCGCGCTTTGGCAGTTCTGGAAGCCCCCAGGTTGACACTCGTCAACCCGGCCTCTATATCCAAGTCCATGGGCACTAAGCAAGAACGGCTGCAGAAGGAAGGCGTCGCGAGAGCCGTCATGGCCGTCGGGACGTTCTCCGAGCTAGCTCGCCGGCTTGGCACGAGCCGTCAGGCCGTGCAAAAGTGGGCGCGTGTCCCGGAGGCTCGGGTGGAGCAGGTTGCCCGCATCACGGGCGTGCCCAAGCACATCCTGCGCCCCGACCTCTACGAGAAGTAACGCCTGTCGACCGGGTCGACCCCTGCAGCGGTATCAGCACGGCAAGCGTGTAAGGCGCTACAAGGGCGGGTTCGGGAGGTCGACAGGTGGTGGCGCGCCGCAGCGCTACGATGAAGGCATGCCCGTGAAACCCGCCAACGCTGACAAAAACGCCCGGCTTTCGCCGGGCGTTTCTGCGTTCAGGTCCGGGGGGAACCTTCACAACCTGGGCCGAGCGGGGAAGCCAACTTCGGTTCGGCCCAGGGGTCTCGACGATACGCCGGCAGGCGAGCGTGTCAACACGTCTTGAACTGCGTGACGCCGGGCCTGACCTCCTTCTGGCAGGCCGGCGGGGGCGGCTTCGAGGCCTCGTGCCGGTAGCCGTTGGTGTCGATCTGGCAGCCGGCCAGCAGGACGGCCAGGACGAGCGCGATGGTTCTCATTTCCGGTACCTCTCCGCTTCGAAGCCGCCGACCGCGATCGGCAATTCGCTCCAGTCCTCGTTGTCGTTGGCGGCCTTGCGCGCCCACCCGGGCGTCTGCCGCATGATCGCGTTGAACTCCTCCAGGCTGCCGAAGCCCTCGGCCACCTCGGCCACGATCTCGTCGTGGACGTGCAGGACGATCGAGTAGCCGGCGGCATCGAGGCGCAGCATGGCATCCCGCATGCAGTCGCGCGCAGCCGCCTGGGTGGCGTTCTCGGCCAGCTTGCCGCCGTAGGTCGACAGCCGGGTCCACTTGCCCTTGGTGGGCGAGCCGGACCTGCTGTCGATGCCCATGTAGGTGACGACTTCCTTCAGCTCGCCCCAGGGCGTCTTGCGCATCGAGAGGCGGGGGAAGGGGTAGAAGAGGCGCCGGCCGGACGGCAGGCGCATGGTCAGGAACGAGCCGTCGACCTTGAAGCTGATGTGGTCGCCCGCGTAGAAGGTCTCCTTGGGGAACATCACGGCCGCGACGGCCGCCTCCTCCAGGGCCTTCCAGAACTTCACGATCCTGGGGTGCTTCGCGCGCCACGCGTTCTTGATGTCCTCGGCCTCGTCGTCGGTCACGATGACCCGGTAGCCCGACGCCATCTTTTGGAACGCGACCTTGCCGCCGCCGAAGCCGAGCGCCAGCTCGGCGACCTTGCCCACCTGCCGGCGATCGTCTTTCTTACCGATCGTAGCCGGGTCGACGTGATAGATGGCGCCGGCCGCGATGATGTAGGGATCCGGTCCCATCTCCGCGTCGTTCAGGCGGAACACGTCGAGCTTGCTCTCCTCGCCGGCCAGCCACGCCAGGACGCGCCCCTCGATGTTGCTGAAGTCGCCGGCCATCAGACGGTGCCCGGCGGCCGCGACCAACACGCCGCGCATGCAGTCGCCGATCGCCTCCAGGGCGTCGCCGAACATCAGCTCCAGCAATCCGTAGTCGCCGAAGCGCTTGATCAGCTTGATGATCTGGGCGACCACCTCATAACCGACCGTCGGACGCTTGAGGTTATGGGGTTGAAATCTCCGGCCGCCCCACCGGCCCGTGGAGGCCGCGCAGTACTGCAGCAGGCCTCGCACGCGACCGTCCTGCATCAGGCCGGCCAGGAGGGCGTCCAGCTTGCTCGCGGACGCCTTGGCGCCCATGCGGCGGACCTCCAGCACCTGCCGGATCAGACCCGGCTTGCCGGGCGCGTCGCCGGGCAGGGGCTGGCCGAGCAGCTCGTGCACGGTCTCCTTGCCGATGCTCTCGATGCCGTCCTCTTCGTCGCCCTCGCCTAGCCGCGCCAGGATCTCGGGCGGCAGGCGCTTCTCCAGCCACTCGATCAGCTTCTTGCCCTGGTTGGTCGAGTGGACGTAGCCGTCGGTGAGGTGCTTGATGCGGGCGTTCAGATCCTTCTGGGCCGCGCCGACGATCTTGAGGGCGTGCTCGACCAGCTCGATGTCGACCTGGATGCCGCGATCGTTGATGCGCTGGTCGAGCGCCCAGGTGGCCTGCTCGACCTTCGACAGCTTGCACAGGCGCTGCCCGAGGCGGATCTCCGCCTCGACGTCGCCGATGCAGTAGAGCCCGAGCCGGCGCCTCTGCTGGGGCGTCTCGTGCCATGTCAGGGGGTAGGTGGTCTTCGGCCGGCACATCAGCAGCATGAGCTGGTAGCCGCCAGGATCCTTGGCGATCTCCATGCCGACGGCGCGGCACGCGTCCTCCAGGCCGCCCGGCAGCGCCTGGGCATAGGCCATGGCCATCGTGCAGCGCCAGCGCTCGGGCGGCGGCGGCGCCGGCCATCCGTAACGGGGGTGCAGGACGAACGCCCAGATCGCGCGCTCGAAGGCCGCGTTGTGAGCCCAGAAGAGGGTGTCGGGGTCGGCAGCCGCCATGCGGATGTCGACCGGGCAGCGGTAGCGCTCGACCCCGGTGACGTCGTGATAGGTGATGTCGTCGAGCGT